CTATTCACTAAGTAATATTTTCCTAGCCTTTTCATACTTTTCACGTCTTTTCAAGTCTTCACAACTAACAATCTTTAATCTTTTAAGATTCATGTTTTGATCTAAATCCGCAAGCTTTACAGACCTTGCTATAGAATTTGTCCTTATACTTTTTATATAATCAAAATAATCCTGCTTATCAACACGAGTTAATAATATTAGAGCTTCTTTCTCATCTTCTTTTAAAAATTTTAAATCTCCTAATTTGTAATTACTATCTTCTATAACATCATGCAAAAGCGCCACTATTCTTTGACTGTAACCACTTACATTTAATGCAACTTTTATGGGATGAAAGATATAAGGCTTACCACCCTTATCTCTTTGTCCCTTGTGGGCTTTTATAGCAACAAATAAAGCTTTTAACATTCTAAACATTTATTATAACATCACCTATTTTATATTTTATCAGTTAAAAATATTTTTAATATCTGAAATTAGAAATTTAATAATTTAATAATTTAAAAACTTAAATATATAAATTGTTTTATAAGAACCTATAAATTCTAAATAAAAAAAGAAACCTGCAATCCCGCATTCTTACCAGTTTTCAGTAACTTGCGGTCTTTTGCAGATTTCCATAAAATTGATGGTGTACCGTAGAGGATTCTATACCAAATTCCGCAATTCCTGTAAATTAGCCATTCTAAAATCTATTTTCTCTCTATGGTGAAAATATGGTGTAAAAAGGTTATATGCTATAAAAAAATAAGCCTGGATTAATCTCCAGGCTTTTTCTTACTCATCCTTAAATTCTTTTGTGTCTATAATATTTGTTATATCTGTCGGCTTAGAGTCTGCCATACCCTCTGCAAGCATGTATATACATAGACCGCCTATAGCTGATATTAAGGCTACTATTCTTTCTGTCGTTTCAGGGTCTGCATTTATAAAGGCTATTATTGCTATAACAACCGTACTTATACAAGCCCAAAACTTTCTACTTGCTATTTTCCTTATAAATTCTTTTTTACTCATTTTTTAACTCCTTGCTTATTATAGTATCTTTGCTTTTTATTAAGCTTTTTAAATTCTTCTTCTGTTAATAATCTTTGTATGGCTGTTTTATAGTCTTTATTATAGGGATATTTATTATTGTCTATTAGTTGCCTAACCTTTAAGGCATCTTTTTTTGTGTGCATATGAGCGTGTTGTTCGTATTTTCCGCCCTCTCTTTTTATCAGCCATGGTCTTTCTAGTTTAGAAAGATATTTTATCGACAAGTCCAAATAAACACCTCTTATATGTGGGTTATTTTGATTTTGTTTTTCTTCTTGGTCTTTTATTGGTCGTCTATGGTATAAAACCTTGTTTTTGCCTATATTTTGTGGCTCTCCTTTGATTTAGACTTCTTTTAGTGTTATGGCATGATTAAGTGTCCTATTTGAGCTTACTATATGGTCATTTTTATAGGTCATTTGTGTTGAACCTCCTCCGTCTAGTGCTATTAATCCGTCAAAGGCTATAGGGGAGTTTAATATTATATCTTTAAAGGTTTTAAGGTAGTAGTCTTTTCCTGTTATGAGATAAACCTTGTTATCTTTAAAGCCTATGGCGGTGTGATTTGTTTTTCTTAATACGTCTGAATAGGCTCCTGTAAATCCTTCTTCTGTTGGATTGTAGTCGGGATATAATTCCAGTCCGGATATCGCCCACTGTATTTTGCTCTTTATTTCTTCTTTAGCATTATATATTTTGTCTATATGACATCCTCTTCCGTTATACCATATTGTCCCTCTTTTTAGTCCTTCATAGTTTGATACATAGGAGTTTTTAACAAGTTCTTTACCCTCGTTTATTGCTAGTGCATATATCTCACTACCACCTATTTGGTAAAAGCTTCCGTTTATTCCGCTTTTATCTGTTTTATGAAGAGGAAGGTTATTTATCTTTGATATTTCTATGTTGTCTGCTCTTGTTTCTATTATGTTTATTCCGTCTATATAGTAATATCTTGCTCTTCAGGTTGGCGGGTCTTCTTTTTTATTGCCTATTGCTCTTAGTATCATTACCGCCGCTTCTTTTCTTGTTATGGTGTCATCAGGTCTTGTTCCGTCTGTTATTTTTTTATTTATTGCTTCCTGGTATTCCTTGTCAAAGTCTGTCACTTTATCCTCCTCTTTTCCGAATTCTGAATCTTTTGATAAGTCTATTTTCCATTCTATTGGCTTTTTTATATCTTCTTTAAATTGCCACCATTTAGACCAGTTGTTTGCCCTCATATGACTTGGACAAGATTTTCTACTTGCATCATAATGTCTTACTACTCTTTCAATAGGGATATTAAATTTCTTCATTAAGTTTTTAGCAAGTTCAACTGTATTTTTATACATTTTAGAATAATCTCCGTCAGAATTAATGCACATCTCTATTGATAGGGAGTTTCTATTTCTTATTCCGTATTTTCCATTACCATCACCAACAGCACCTGCGGCTAAAGAATCTCCTACATATTGAACGATACCTGTATCATCAACAAAATAATGAGCACTTGCACCTCTTTTATTATTCTCAACATAGTTTCTGTGATTTATGGCATTAGCACCGACATTAGTGTTGCCTGTATCATGAATTACTAAATATAAAATTTCAGGATTTTTTCCCCTTGTATATGTGTTTCTTTTTATAGGTCTATATCTGAATTTCATTTTTCACCTCATTTACTCCAATAAAAAAGGCAGGTCTAAGCCTGCCCTATTATTTTCCCAGACGGTCAATCTTTTCCTCCAAGCGTATAATCATTTCCTTAATTTCCTCATTGTCCTTACTATTCTTAATCTGTGTAATGTCATTCTTCATATCTAGCATGAAATGCTCCATTCTTTCATGATAGGTCTTACTTTCTCGAATAACACTTGTATTGGCTTCTATGACCTTGGTGATCTTCTCTATTGTTTTAGGTGTCTGCCATAAATACATAGCAGCTATAACTACCAATACACCAAAATTGACTATCGGTTGATAAAGCTCCAACATTTTATCACTTCCTTTTAGGCTTAATATTATTTAGACCTCCTCTATTAAATCTTGCCTACCCTCTGCTACAAGTATTGCGTTAGTCTCTTCTTGAAACCTTTGATACATCTTAAAGCCGAATATTTGCTTGTATTTAAAAGTACCGTCCATTAATCTAAATGCTATAAACATTGCCATTTTACATTCCTCCTATCATCAGCATTAAATCTGCCATTGCTTTTTCTGTTGCTTCTAATCTTTCTTCTATGTTTGAGTTTTTAGGTTCTTCTTTAATTGTTGGATAAATAAATCTTTCTTCTTTTTCTATTAACTCTTTACACTTAGCTACAATAAAATAAGAGGTGATTTCCGTTACCTCTTCCTCAATAATCTTATTATTCTCTATTCTTGCCTTGTCTGTTCCCTCAATAGTGAAGTTGACTTTCTCTTGAATTTCATCTCCATATTGGTCGTACACCTTAGCTGTTAGATTATAAAAGTCTACATAAAGTTTTATTGCCTTTGATGTTTCTAGTTCTATATCTTCTAACTTGCTTATATCTCCCATATAGTCTTTTTTATCTGCATTTTTTAAAAGTATATAAGCGTCTTTTAATATTTCTTCTTTTGGTCTTTCATTGTCTGCAATATATATTGTCCCATATTTATTGTCATCGAATAATAGACTCACCTTTTTATAGTTTTCTATGTTTGAATATTCTATTAATTTCAATTTATCACCTCTTAATCAACTAATTCTAAGACAGGACGCCAACCCTGTAAACGGTGCAAGTAAATTGGATTTTCAAGCGTCTCTTCCATCGTCGCATATGAAACCCCCTTTCCGCCACGAACCAAGCGAGTGCTTTGACGGGTCCCATACTCTTGGCACCAAGAACGAGCACCATTATCCGTACTACCTGTACACAAATCACTATCTTTATATCCATTATTCCAATTTTCTGTAGGTGAAACTACATTTTCTGGATTTTTCCAATTAGAAGGAGCGTTTTCGTGAATGGGAAGCATAAGTCTATTCCATTCAGAATTATAATTAATGGATCCATAGTAATATTCTTGATCACCTTGTTTGCCCTCAGTCTTACCTTTCATAAGTCTAACTTTATAGGTTTTACCCTTTATATTTATTCTCCTATTGCCAAATACAGCATTTACAGCATTAATGCTATTCCAGGGAATTAAGTATCTAAAAGGTTTCTTAGCTACATATTCAACCTTACCTAAATATGAGAATTTAAGCCAAGACTCATTAGAAAATTGACTAGTTCCAGCAGTTAAACCTATTTGTCTTGCCAATTCATCTCCAGTTATAAGCAAGCTAGATGGACATTCTCCATAAAAACCCGCTTGTAAATTTCCACCTATAAGCTTAGTAGGGTCTGCTTCACCTTGCCATATCACCTTATTTCCATTTAAGACCTTTGATATATTAGTGTTTAAGTTTTTAATCTCTTTAATATTTCTACTATCCATATCATCACGCCTTTAGAAAATAGATTTTATTTTCATCATTTTGTTGTGTGGGCGATAAAGCGTTGTATTCTGTTTCTGTTAGTATTACTTGTTCTTTTAGGTTTGCCAGTTTAGTTTTTTCTGTATCACTAACAGTCCTATTATTACTATCACTTGTCATCTCTGATAGTTTAGTTTTAATATCAGTCTTCTTTGCATAAGGTGTTAGGTCAGGTACAGTATCAGTATACTTAGGGTCATCAGGTATAGCTTGAACCTTAGCTTTTTCACTATCGTTTAGTGTTTTGTGTCCTGCGTCCTCTTCCATTTCTGATAGTTTAGTCTTAATATCAGTCTTTTTTGCATAGCCTGTTAGGTCTACCTTAGTATTTCCAATGATTTCCCATTTTGCACCTATCCACAAATATTCAGTATATACGTTGTTAGTGTCGCTTTTATTTTTTAATAGATAAATAACATCATCTTGACCGCTTGACGGTAGAGAATTAACAACTTCTTTTTTAAGCTTTTTAGAATTATTAATTAACCCTTGTATCTCCGCCTCAGTTTTAAAGGTCTTATCATTTTCTAAATCTGAAAGCTTTAAAACTACATCTCCCACTTTATTGTTTACTGAGTTTACCTTATTTTTTTCTGCTCCATCTTCAATATTTGCCAGCTTACTCTTTTCTGCGGCCGTTATTGTTTTATGTTCATTATCTTCTAGAAGTTCAGATAAGTTTTTAGGTATTTCAGTTTTCTCTGCATAAGCTTTCAAGGCTTCTTGCAGCTTAGGGTCTGTTACATACTGATTTAGATTTCCACTTGCTATTATTTGATTGACTTCATCTTTCGTTAGATTTAACTGATTTATTAAATCTCTAATTGACTGTTCTGTGTTCTTAGCGTTAGTATCAGTCTCTTTTAAAGTCGTATTTGTACTTGTAGCGGTACTGATACTATTGTCTAAATCATTCTTTATACCTACAGCATTATTTAAGCTTGTAGCAAGATTTAACTGTAGACTGCTTCCTGTTGCAATTTTGTTTGATAAACTGTCGGATAGTGTTTCGCTTTGACTTTTTAGACTTTCAAGCTGTGTCTTAGCATTATTGGCGGCTGATGTTGTTTCCTCTAAAGATGTTTTTATTTGTCCTGCTGCGGTGTTTGCCTCTTCCAACTCTCTCTTAGTTGTTTTAGACTCCGCTACTTTATTTCCCAGGTCTGTAGCTGTTTGCTTGCCCTCTGCAATTTTTGCTTCTAAATTAGTTAAGTTTGTATTGGCTTTTGTATTCTCCTCAACTAAGGTGTTTTTAATACTTTCTACATCATCTTTAAAGCTTACTGCTTCATTTAAAATGTTTTGAGCATTTGTTGTAGTAGTCTCCAAATCGCTTTTAATTTCAAGGGCTCTTGCCTTACAGGCTGCTAAGTGTTCTCTTGTGTCCGTTCCCTCTTTTATTCCAACCTTTAAAGATAAATCTACATTCTTAGCCTCTTCCAAAGTTTTATCATAATCTCTTAAAAACTCCGTCGCCTCTGCTATTTGTTCATATTGAATTACAAGATTGACCCCCATAGAAGAACCAGCTTCAACACCCTCTTCAATATGCATATCGAATATTTTTGAACCGATTTTCCTATCGTCTTTTTTTAAGATAAATTGTGCTTTTTGTATGCCTGGATATTTAAGTTGAGAATTAAATAATTGTAGTTTAAACTTACCTTTTTCCGCATCAATTATTTCTCCATCACAATATGTTACTTCTTTTTGATTTCCAACATAAAGTCTTAAACTCATACCAGTAACATTTATAATCTCATTTCTATCTGATAATATTTGCACTGTAAAGGTTCTTCCGGTATCCGTCTGAGTTGCAAACAATTTTCCGCCATAAGAATTATCAAATTTTAATTTTAATATCTCATCTTGTACCATTCTACCCCTCCTTACATATTTTGTACGTTTCCGTTTTGATCAACTTTTCTTAGTCCATATGGACTTATAATTATTCCTGCTCCTAAGCCTGTTTGACTGCTATTGTTTAAAAAGCCTATAAACATACCATATGGACTATAATCGCTCTCTCTATATGGCATGATAGCAAAGTCTCTAGCCCAGTCTGCATTAGCAACTAATCTAAATCCAATACTGCCATTAAAGTTTATGTCAAGTTTGCTATTGGCATTACTGTAATAATTGTTGCGGTTAAATTGCATATATGGTCTACCCTTACCATCTGCAATAATAAAGCCGTTATTTTCACCATGAGCAATAACAAATTCACCCCAGCTTTTATATATTCCGCCTAAGAATTGACCATTACTGACGTTTACAAATTTAATATTTCCACCATAGGACGTGTTCCCCTCTATGTCGTTCCATAATACAGACTGCCAGTTGTCCCCATTGCTTCCTCTATTGAATATTCTAAGGCCGTCAGTTGCATTTATTTCAACTTTTACAAGCCCGTCGCTTCTTATTGCTTGGAAACCGTTTTGTGCATTTATTTTAATTCCGTTATATAATTTATCTTGAATTACAGCCTTTTTAACATCTGCTACTCCATCTTTAACTTCGTTTAAATCTATTGTGTATTTATATCCGTCTTTCTGATAAATCATTATCCCGTTTTTGTCTATTTGCACGACATTATTATCTGCAGCGACTTTTTCAACTTCTTTTCCAATAGAAGTTTTGTAAAAATCTGAGCCTACAATAATATTTTCAGCGTTTACTTTTGCAAACTCTCCAAGTGTGCCTACAATTCTTTCTGCAAGTATTCCGTCTCCAGTACCAAATGTTTTAAAATCCCATTTACCGTTAGAGTCCTTTTGATTAGCTATTGCCATTTTACCTGCTCCAATGTAAATAACCTTTGTTGGGTTTTTGTCTATTGGTCTATCAAAAGAATAATATCCTGCAGGAAGACCATATTTATTTCCTGCTTTAAACTCGTAATTGTATCCGTCTTCGTTGAAGAAAGTATTTTTTAATCCTTCCCTCATTTCGTTTATAACATCGTTAAAGGTCAAATTAGCGTTATTTGCGACTTCTGTAACTCTGCTATCCAAATCCTTTAATCCGTTTAAAATCTGCTTGTTTTTCCTAACTTGGCTATACTCTAAATTATCTCCCAGTTCAATTTTTGTTGCACTTGGATTTAAAAGGTCTCTAGTAATTTTAAAAACTCTTGATGAGTAATAAATGTCTAAGTCGTGCCTAATTATGTTTATAGTGTCGCCCAAGTAAACAGTTCCAAAGTCGCTTATATCTGCCTCAAATTGTACTAAAGGTCTACTATTTGCTACCAACTCATCATAAGTCGCTTGCAGCAATTCTTTCGCATCTTCTATGTTCTCTTTTTTAACTAACTTAAATCTTGGCGTTCCGTCAGAATAACCGTATTTTTCAGTCAATTCTTTTATCTCAACATACTCTTGACCTAAAGGCTTGTCTACTGGGTCCCCCTTTGCCTTACTCCACTCGACTTCCTTAAAATCAATTCTTCTTCCAAATCCGCCAGTAGATTTTCCACTTGCATCAAATTTTTCTTCGCCTTTGCCTCTTCCAATTCCCGCTGTAAATATATTTTGTTGGTCTTCCTCTTTAACAACCTTTAAAGCTGAGTGCCCATAAACAAATCTTTTATGGGTGATGTAGCCCATCTTGTTATACATATTTACAAATCTCTTGACGATTTTATTTCCCTTGATTTTTACTTTAAATTCAAGTTCCACTCCAAAGGTATCAATAAGCTTTCCGAGAGCATCCAACCTTGTAATATCGTATAAATATAAATCTTTCTCAACTGTTCCCTCTGCAATTCCAGCTTCCCACCTACTACCATTTAAAATAGTCGCTAGTGCCTTTGCTGCGGTGGTATTTTGCATTCTAAATTCTCTTAAATACCCATAGCCTTTAAAATCATCATAAGCTATATTAATCCCCTTATAGTGGTAAGATGCATCAGAATTTAAGAAGTTGATTAATTTATAAAAATAAAAATCTTCTTCATTATTTACGTCTGCATGCGCTACAAATTCTACATCTTTCATCTTATTTTTTAAGTTTAAAGGTATTTCAAGGTCTAAAAACATCAAACCATTAAGGTTTTCCTCCTGTTGACAAAATCTCAACTCCCCAGGCTTTAATTGTCCTAATAAATTTTCTTTGTGGTCAAATAAATAAATCATAGCCTAACCTCTCTGTACTCTATTTCTACATCGCAGTTCAAACTCGTTTCTATTTCATCAAAGGTGTTTATTCCAAATTCTTCAAGTTGTGAATGAATATCCAAATATTTATAAAAGTTTTCGTCTCCCTTGCCCCTTATACTCCAGTCATTAAAATCAATAATAATAAAATCATCTGCAGTAAAGTTCTTATCAAAGATAATTCTTTTTCCGTCTGTAAGATTTTTCAATATTAATTTGTCCCCAACTGCCTTTAAATTGATTTTTATTTTTTCAATTTTTAAAGGATATCTAGTGTCTTTTGTGATTTTTGTTCTTGTATTAAAGTTTATTTTTTCAAGGTCTACTTTAAATTTAAAAGGATTAGAAACTTCAAAACTTATACTGCAGATTGCTTGCAAATTATCTTCCTGTGGGCTTTCAACTTTTGTTACTGTTCCCCAATAATAAAATTCTTTATCGTCGGTAAATCTTATCTGAATATCTTCCTTGTCTAAATAATAATTAAGTTCTTCAAATTTACTAAAATAGTCTTGTTCATCTTTCGCTTTTAAAACAAATTTAATAGTAAATTCTCTTGGCACAATACTAGAGGATATAAACCTACTTTCATAAGATGAAATATTTTTGTTTTTGTTTTTATAGGTTCTTGTCCCCGTTCCCGTCTGCACCTTTTTAAATTCAGCCGTTTCTATATTTCTTCCAACTAGCTCTCTACCATAAACCGCCAAGGTCATAAATCCGTTAATTGTTTCATCTAAATTAATTCCGTCAATAATAGTCTGTACCTTGCTTTCTATAGGGTAAGAATGCTGGTCTATATTCCTAAAATCATACATTTTAATCACCAACTATATACTTCTTCAAAATTAGCAATTTTGCCTTGCATGTTTGTAATATCATCAACTACCGCCCTGAAGTTTCTATTGCCTAATTTTAAATTAATTGTTGCAGGTTGCTTTTGACTTAAATTATCGTTAATCTGATAATCAATTTGCGATGCAGCTTTACTCTTTAAGCTATCTAGTTGAGGGATATTATTCATAGGTTCATAGGTTCCTATAATATCATCAACTACATTTTTCATACTGTTTACTGCCGACTTGCTTTCCTTGTCAATTCCTATAGCAAAGCCTTCCATTGTAAATCCGCCAATTTGTCTAAATACCCTCGATGGTGATCCAATTCCTAAAAGTCTTTTTGCCGCACTAATTGCATTGCCTACCGCATTTTTTACCGCACTTATTAATTTACTTGCAAATTGAGTTACCCCTTTAACAAATCCTGTTATCAAATCTTTGCCTACCGATACTGCTTGACTTATAAAGCCTTTTGCCGCATTTATTGAATCTGTAAATCCTTGTTTTACTGCACTAACCAACTGTGCCATTGAGCTTTTAACCTTGCTTACCATATCAGTAAATCCTGAGCTGGTATTAGTTTTCATATTATTTACAGAGGTTTTTACCTGTGAAGAAATTCCATCCCATTTTTCTTTAACATCCGCTTTTACCGCTGTCCATATTTCTTGAGTCTTCGACTTTATACTATTTGTAGTATCGACTACAGAGGTTTTAATGTTGTCCCAAGATGTTTTAGCGTTAGATTTCATCCCTTCCCAGTCGCTGCTTAATTGTTCTTTTAAACCGCTGATTTTTTCTTTTGCACCATCTTTAATCGCCGATGCCTTATCTGTAACAGTAGTTTTTATGTTATCCCAAGACGTTCCCGCAGCGGTTTTTATATTATCCCAAGTTGTACCTATTTGTTCTTTTAGTCCGTCTATCTTTTCCTTTGCACCGTCTTTAATTGCAGTAGCCTTATCTGATACTGTTGTCTTTATATTATCCCAAGCTGTAGCTGCATCCTCTTTAATGTTAGTCCAGGTTTCAGACATCTTATCCTTAAAGCCGCCCCACTTTTCTTTTATTCCATCAACTACACTTCCGACTTTTTCAGTTATTCCGTTCCAAATATTACTAGCCCCATCTTTTATTGCTTGCCAAGTTTTAGACATGAAAGCTTTTATCTCATCCCAATGCTTATAAATAGCTACTGCTGCAACTGCTATTCCTGCAACTAAAAGTAGCCAAGGATTTGCTGCAAATAAACCGATTAATTTTCCAAATCCTTTTGCAACTAATTGTACTGTTCCTACCATATCTTTAAATTTACCTATCACAGTACCGACTATCATAAGTAGAGGTCCGATTGATGCAACTAGCAGTCCAATTTTAACTATCGTCGCTTGCTGTTCAGGGCTTAACTTATTAAATGCTTCTGCCCATTCTGTTATTTTATCAACTATTTTTTTTATTATTGGTATTAGAGTTTCAGATATTGCAATACCAACCCCTTCGAGTGCGGACTTCATAATTGTAAAAGACCCCGATAAATTATCTTGCATAATCTTCGACATCTTTTCAGCGGTTCCTGAAGAATTATAAATTGCATCGCTTAAACTGTTATATTCTTCTTCACTTGCATTAATTACAGATAACATTCCAGACATAGCATTCTTTCCAAATATTAAAGAGGCCGCTTGTGCTTGTTGAGTTCCGTCTAAGTTTTGAAAAGCATTTCTAAAAGTTGCCAAGGTTTCATCAAGGGATAATCCTTGCACGTCTTCAACAGAGAGGCCAAGCATTTTCATTCCGCTTTCTACTTCTTTAGTGGGCGCAGCTAATCTTGTTAAGGCGGTTCTTAAAGTTGTACCTGCTTGTGAGCCTTTAATACCTGCGTTTGCCATAAGTCCAACTGCTACTGCAGTATCTTCTGCGTTATATCCTAGAGCCCCTGCTATTGGTGCTACATATTTAAAGGTCTCTCCCATTAATCCTACATTAGTATTGGAGTTAGTTGCTGCTGCTGCTAAAATATCTGCAAACTGTCCTGCATCTTTTGCTTGCAATCCAAAGGCTGAAAGTGAATCTGTAACAATATCAGATACCATTCCAAGTTCTTCACCACTGGCTGCTGCCAAGTTCATAACTGCGGGTAAACCTTCAACCATTTGGTCGGCTTTCCAACCTGCCATACCCATATAGGATAGGGCTTCCGCTGACTCTGTGGCACTAAATTTTGTTGTTGCTCCCATTTCTTTAGCTACTGCGGATAGTTTTTCCATATCTGCTGAGCTTGCTCCTGAAATAGCTTGCACCTTACTCATTCCCGCTTCAAAGCTAGAGCCCGCTTTTATTGAGGCTGCACCAATTCCAACTAAAGGAGCGGTAACTCCAAGTGTCAATCCCGCACCAACTCCTTTTAAAGTGCTTCCAATGCTTGTCATATCCATTGCACTACTTTTAAATTCATTTATAGAGGCCATCGCTCCCTTTAGTCCTTCTTGAAAAGACTTCCAGTCTGCAGATAATACGGCTTTCACTTCATAAACTTCCATCTACTCACCCCCGTTCATTTCACTAATTTTGTTATAAATATTAATTTCCTTTTCGCTTATTTCTATTTTTTTATCTTCAACTTGTTTCAATTCTTTTTCATAATCAAATAAATCTTTGAATTTTCTATATACGGGTTTCCCTTTCTTATCGTTTGACCTTGCTAAGGCACTTTGCCAAGCAATAAAAGAGGCAATGTATCTCTTATCAATTTGATTGAGACTATAAGCCTTTAGCATTACCTCAAAATCCGCTAAGGTTGTCGCTTTTATTTCATCAATAGACATTTGAGGGTACATTCTCTTTACCAGTACCAAAACATCGAAATATGTTATGCGTTCGCTTTTTCTGCTTGTTTTTCTTTCGCTTTTAGAATTTTGCTCACTTTCACTTTTGTAAGAGGTTGCTTTTTTAGGCAGTCTAAAGCCTCCTTAAAAAATGCAGTAAATCCTTTTTCATCTAATGAGCCAAAATATTCTTCTATTTCATCATTTGAGGGCTTTTGCTTTTCCAGGATAGTTCCCGCCCTAATAAAGTTAAGCGCTACTATTAAATCCTCTTGTTGCAATCCCAAAACAAGCATATTTAAACCAACACCATAATCCATCATTCCATCAACATTTACCTTGTAAATTCTGTCTAGATAATCTATTGAGGCAAAGCTTATTCTAATTTCATAATCTCTATTTCCAAGTTTTAATATCATAATTTCTCCTCATTTAAAAAGAGAGTGGATTTTCTCCACTCTCTTATATCGTCTTAGCTTCTGTATCTGTAAATTTATATTGGACTACTTCTTGTTGTTCTTGTGTTAGTGTAACTTCGCCCTCTTGGCCTATTCCGGATGTAACAAAGGTAGCTTCAAGTTCAATTAAATCTTCTACATTAGCTGACTTATTAAATTCTGTTACTATACCTTGTCTGTAAATGGCAGGGTACTTGTTTCCGCCACCCTTATTAGGTGTAACATCAACTTCCCATACTTCTACTGTCTTGTTCTCTACAAGCGCCTTATCCAGCATCTTAGCTACAGGGTCGTCTTTTGCCATGATGCAGTTAAAGGATATTTCCTCTTCCATACCTTGTCCTACTGTTACAGGTCCGTCCTTTGTTTCTGTAACATCGCTATCTCTTGATTTATCGACAGAATGTTCAGTTTGAAATGCTAATTTTGCAGCCTTATTTTTTGCTGCATCTTCTAAAAGTCTAAATAATAATATTGAATTTTTACCTTTTAAAGCTTCCATATTTCCTCCTAATTTACTAAAAATGTAATCTCTAAAACTCCATGCATAAGTGGAGTATCCGTTGTGTTATCAGTAAGCATTCTATAAGTCATTTCTTTTATTAAAATGTTTCTTTTAAATGCTAATTCTTTTTCTCTTATCATCTGCATATACTTTAAGATTAAGTCGCTTATCCTTCGCCTTTCTCTAAAATCGTTGTGGAAAAAATGTACCCTTTGAGTTATATTTGCAAAGACCACAGATTTATTTACGATATCGTTTGAAAATTGTTCTCCAATAAATATAAAGGGATAAGCCGTTTCTTTGCCTGGCAAATAATCATATACTTTGCCATCAAAAACATCTAAGGCTGTATTCTTACATAACATAAATACACTTTGTTGAGGTGATATCATTTCAAAATACCTCTCATATCTTCTTTAAATTTTCCCACTTGTTCTTTAAATGCGGGACCGACAAAGGGTGTTCCCGATTGATACCTTGTACCATATTCTTGATAAACTCCGTATTCCACATTATCCCCTCTTACTATTGCAGTTCTTCCTCCGTCAACAATATCAAGTGAGATACTTCTTTTAAGAGTTCCAGTATCTACTGGTGCAAATCTTTGAGCCTTTTCGTGCATCTCTGCCCCGTTTCTTTTGACAATTTGTTTTGCAAGTTCAGCCCTTAATATTTTTTCACTTAAAGATTCTGTCAGTTTTTCAAATCCACTAAATTTACAACTAAAACTCATTGCTTCACCACCAAATGCATAACCTGTTCTTGTCTTAAAGTCCTAATCATCTTAACCGAGTAAATTGCTTTGCCAATTAAAACATAATCAAATTCTTCAGTAACCTTCGTCTTAATTCTTATGGTCTTTGCTCCCTGGACTACTTTCCCATATAGCAAATTCATTGCCTCTGTTCCAGTATCAGTTATATCTGCATATCTTTCAGTCTGCACTATATTTTCTATGTTATATTCTCCAGTATCTCGATTATAAATTTCTTCTTCTTTTACAAATTTCACTGTGTCGCTATATCTCATAGAAATCGCACAACCTTTTTATTTTTAAAGTCCTCATCAAGTTCATCTATAAACTTGCCTATAAAATCAGCATATTCATCAAAATCGCTTGTACTAAAATTAATACTATGCCCTTCAACAGTTTCAGAGGTCATTCCCTCGCTACCTATGCGGTTATATCTTTTTACTGCAATTTCAACTACTATAAACTCTAATTCTTTTGGTACTTCTTCAATCTCTTTTGGCAGCAGCGCTATAAGTTTTTCCTGAGTTAAATTTACAATTAAATCTATTAATTTCTTCTGCTTATCATCAACTATCCCATCAATAAATATTAAATTTGTAACTCTTTCAGCAATTGTCATTAAATCACCTTGCTTTTACTCTTTTCTTATTGACTGTTATAATCTCAACTTCCTTTGCAAATCCTTTTTCGATTATTTCCTTTGCTCTTTCTTCGTCCTTGTAGTCTATTACAGAATTTAAAAGGCGAAGTTTATTTCCCTCGCCCTTATCTCTGTATTCTCTTATAACTCTAACTATCATACGCTTGGAGTAGCTGCAGCTTTAATTGTAACCTTGATAATACCATCAAGTCTTTCGGCAAATAAAGCTCCGCCTGATAGGGTAGTAGTTTCAGCTGTCAATCTTTCTTTGTTAATTGCGTGAGTAATGCCGATGATGCCTGTCTCATCTGTTACAAAGTCAAATCCTGCCTTTGCAATTTCTCCGCCATTAACAATTGGATAGGCAAAGCAAAGATTTTCTGCTGCTGTTGCATACATCGTTTTAGCTGTAACTTGAGGACTGATTATAACTATATCTACTCCTAAAAAGTTCTCTACATAGTTAAGACCAAATTCATTTTGTATAGTTATATTTGCCTTTGCTAGATAATCTGATGCATCCATAGGATTTACAAAGGCAATTGTAATTGCTCCATCATCTTCAAATTTAGTCTGCACGTTTCCCCATGCTTGTGCTAATGCGCCTTGAAGTCCTTCTCCATCTACTGCGGTTGTTCCCTTTCCTAATTGTGTGAAAAAGTTGCTTCTAACTTCCTTTTGTAACTCTCTTACAAGTTTTTCATCAGTCATAGCTATTGCTCTAGCAAATCCGTATTTTTGTATATCTTCAACCGCTACCGCTTTTCTGTGCTTTGAATATACAAGTTCAATAGGTTCTGCCTCTTCCATATCAACCTTGGATAGTGGGATAATCTCTCCTTTAGCCACTGTACCATTTTGTAATGTAACTTTTGATTTATAAGTTTTAATTACTGAGCCTGCAGCCATTGGAAACTTTCTTTGCACTCCTAACATTGTTAAAAGTGATGAAATACTATTTCCAAATCTTTCTACAAAGTCAATGGATTGTGCTTTTACTAATTTTTCAGTTAAATTTTCCGCCATAATTTTTTCTCCTTTATTCAAATAAGTTTAAGTTTTCAGCTATCTTCTCTTGTCTTAGGATAGGGTTTTTTATTTTCATAATTTCCTCTTTAGTTAGTTTTGAGCCTCCACTCTTTTTAGGTGTAGTTCCTCTTAATTTATCCTTGACAACTTTTTCTACTTCTGCATTAAATAATTCTACAAAGCTGGATATATTTTCCTTGGTCTTATCTGCTTCCTGGTCTACTAAAATTTCTAAAAGATTATCTGAAATTGATATATCTTCTTCTGATAAAATTCCTCTTGCCACCTTTATCATTTCATTTTTATTTCTTTCCGCCCTTAACTCGTTAAGCTCTTCTTGCAGCTTATCTCTTTCATACTTAATTTTTTCTTCTGCGTTCATCTTTTCAAGTTTTTTAGCTTCATCTACTCTTTTTTCTTCTTTAGCCTTCCAGTCTGCAAATTTTTTGTTTACAATTTCGTCTACATCTTTATCTGTGTATTTCTTTTCTTCCTGTTTTTCTTCAACTTCTTCTACTTTTTCATCTGTATTAGTTTCAACTTCTTCTACTTTTGTTTCTTTGATTTCTTCCTTCATTTAATCCTCCATAATTTATAGTTGTAATGCTTAACTTACCCTTAGCTTTTAATGTGTTTCCAAGCCTGCACAATAAAAAAATCGTGATTCCTCACGATTATTCACTATGGACTGGCGCCAAACTACACTCACAAAATGGATGCATAGGTGGCACATCATGGTCGCTGTCAATATCAAATACTTCTCCGTTATAAGGCATGCAATGATTACAAGCGGTCGGTTCACATACCCACATCATTTTGGTATATCCATTTTCTTTAAAGCTATCTATTTGATAAGCTATTTGAATTTTAGCAGTCTCCGTTACCGCAATTCTTCGTGCCGCATAGGTGTAATTGTCTACTGTTTTCTTTAGGTTTTTTTCTAAAGTCTTACTCCACTTATAAGGGTTTTCACCTTTATATATCGTTCGTCTAATTCCCTTTTTTAAGTCAGCGACTAAATCTTGTTGATTTGCCCATATTCGGTCTGAAAATCGACTTTCTTTGAAAAATCTTTCAATAAAATCAGGAGGCAAGGCTAATCGTTTAAATTCATAATCCTCTTCAAGCCTCTTCCTCTCCTCTTTTACCTCCGCCCTTAAATGCTTTTCTAGATTTTTCTCCTCTTGTCTTGAATTTTTAAAAGTCCTTAAAAGTGCAAAGGCATATAAATATTCTAATTTACTCATCCGTTTATTTATTTTTGTGTTTTTTATCTGCTCTTTTTCATAGTAGTTTAATTCCTGGTCTTGATACTCCTCAAAATCCTCTTCAAGGCTATCAACATCTTCTTCATAGGCTCTTTTCTTTAAATTGTTTATATCAATCTTATCTCCACTACTTTTTAAAACAATTCTTTCAATCTCCTTCTGTGCAGTCCTTATGTTTTTAGAATAAAGTTCATCTATTTTCTTTCTGTATTCCTTATCCCTTTTTATTTTTGCATTTATGCCTTTAAGTTCAATCTTCTTCAAATCTTTCATGGTCATACTCCACTAACGGCGCTTCCTGTTGCTTTATCTTTTCCAGTTCCTGTTGCACATTATCCACTACAGATAGCGTTTTTAATACTGTCTCATCACTTACTATGTCTATAAGCTGTTGTGCCGTCTGTGCCTCTTCTAGGAGGTTTGACGGTATATTTCTTGTAAACTGGTATGTCAAATCTACTAAATCATCTTTTATTATTTTAGATGTGGGCGCATTGGCTATAATACTAAATCTTTTATTCATTCCCTTTACAAATTTACGTTCTTTTGTATTTGCAAGATTACTCATAGATTGTAATTTATACTTAAGGGCGATGCCTGATGATGTTCCAAAGTTTTCATCATTAATATTTGCCACCATTGCTATTGAGAATATTAATTTTTCAATTCTGTCAATTAGGTTTTCTTGTGTCTCATCTGCATTAGGTTTTTCCATAAACTCAACTGTTATTTTGGAGTCGTCAAAGTTAGCCAAGTTTATAATCCTATTTCTTTTGATTTTTAATAGGTCTTCCTCTTTTAGTTCCGCACCTAATATTTTCATGTAGGCGTCAGCGAAATAATCCACATCATTAGCCTTTTCTGATATTGCCTTATTGTATGCATTGATTAAAAGTTCAACGGGTTCAAATGCTCCTTGCCTTTCTTCATTTTCTACATACTCAACTATTGGCACTTCTCCAAATACATTAGGCTTTTCTTCTTCATAAATTACCTTTCCGTCTTTTATTCTGAAATACTTTATTGTATTTGCGTCAGATATTGAGCCATTAATCCCTTTTAACTTGTCCTCTTTATACCTTATGCCATAAAGGATTCTCTCTCTTATTGAATTGTCATAAATTAAAAAAGCTTCTCTAGGGTCTACTCCAGTAATACCTATTTGTGAGTTCTCGTCATAATAAATAAGTTCATAAGCGTGGCCATAAATATCGCACTTCTTTGATAATTCTGCGTTGTTGTCATCAATGTTATTATAGGCTTCTAAAAACTGAATAAAATCTGATACTTTTTTATTTGAGTGTGAGGTCTTAACGGGTATCCCCATAAAATATCCATTAAAGGTATCTACAATATACTTAGCAAAGTTAACTACTAATCTGTTATCAGGTTTATAGTCCGCCTTTTCTTCTTGATATAAAATGTCGTGGTCTGATTTATACATTCTTTCCAGTTCTTCATATCTTAGGTTTAATCTTTTGTGTTTACTAATGAAATCAATTAATAATTCATCAGTGAGTTCATCATCATTTAAAACAAATTTCTTTTCGTATATCAATTTATCCCTCCTTTATAGTCCGTGTTTATAAAAATTAGAAACAGTATTTGCAGTCATTTTTCTAATAATCGTATAAGTTCCATATCTTAAAGCATCACAGGAGTGGTCGTTTTCTTTAATAGGTTTATCTACTCCAATTTCCGCCGCTTTTTCGTCCCAAGAGTACCCATATAGCTCATCTATCAGTCCTGCACATGTATTACTTATAAATAGTTTGTTATCTGAAAATAGGGTCTGTGTGAACCTTATGCCGTCTATAACGTCGTTCTTCGCTTTATAAACTCTAAATCCATCCCGCCTTAATTGTGTTATAAAACTTGCTGCGCTTGGGTCAACGATTATTGGAATATATCTTCCATCTAAAAAGTTTTTCATCTCGATTGAATATTCTGCATCCGTCTTTTGTTTATTTGCATCTCTGCCACTGTATCTGTACTCTTCCACCACATACCATTTATCATTTTGTCTTCCAAATAATAAAAACGATGTAGCGTTTTGAGTTCCATAGTCGACTGCCACAAAACACTCTTCAAGGTAATCCGGTACTTCTTCAACTACATGTATATCTGGATTGAACATGCCATATATAAGCCCCTCAGCCCTCGTCCATTGACCTAAAATAAATCTATTATAGTAAACACCTTGATACTCTTTTTTTAACGCCTGAACGAACGCTGGTGACAAATAAGGGTTATCGTCAATAGTGTAATGTTGCTCGTATATATCGGCGCCACTGTCTAAAAATTCTTTGAACCAGTGCTTAGGATTATCTGGGTTACAAGTGCCATCAAAAACAGAATTGGGTTTATCAAGTCTTGATTTTAACATCTGAAATACTGGCTCAGCCCAAGTTGTAATTTCATCTCCATAAGCGTACTCAATTCCTGCACCTTGAATTTTTGTTACTGCGTTCTTTTTATCTGCACCTAATACATAACATTCTTTGCCAAATAGATTTATTTTATTATCATTTTTTACTGTGCCGACTAAGGCATCACCCCATATTTTACGCATAGGGTCTAAGATGTTTCTTTCTACTGTTGCTTGTGTATTCCCTAAAATAACAATTAATCCATCATTAGTAGTATTTCTTATCCTCTTAGGTATAACAAAGTAATCCATATAGGTTTTTCCGCTTCTTGTTGCTCCTGATTTTATATTCCACCTTCTTGTGGCCTTTAAAAAATATTCTTTTTGCTTTTCACTAAATCCCATTAAAAACCACTCTCAATACTTGCTAATACTTCATCAAGCCTATTTAACATCGACTCGTTAGAAATTCTTGGTCTGTCTCGCCATTCTTCGGGCTTTCTATTCTTTAACCAAAATATCTGCGCTGTTGTATCTCCTGGCATATGTCTTTTATAAATTTCTTTTCTTTTTGTTACTTTGCCGTCTACTTCTTGAATATATGTTTTTTCTTCTTCATACTCATAACCCATGGCTCTTTTAAAGAGTGCAGACTCAACTTCATAATCTACAACCTCTTTCCCCTTTTTTAAGGCTGCCTCTATTGCCTCATATTTCTTTTTCCATTCTCTAAGAGTGGAGTAAGCAATCCCCATGTTTTTTGCAATCTGTTCTTCGGTTAAGCCTTTTTTAGCCCAACCATTAATAAGTATTAATTTTTCTTCTTCTAACCACTCTTTATATTTTGCTCTCGCCATCACCTCACCACCGTTTTTTAATTATCTATGTTTCCTGTTCGTATTCTGAAACCTTTAACATCACTCTTTTTGATATTGGTAAAATAATTACCTCATATCCAACTTTTAAAAATGCTTGGGTAAATATCATCTTGGCCATAACTTCTACTGGCATTGCTCCATAAAATACAATAGGTATAAATATTAAACTATCTCCAATTTCTCCAACTAAGCTAGATGTAATCGCTCTTGCTCCATAGTTTTTATGTGATGATTGGTATTTCTTCTTCATCATTCTAAATACGTTGTCGTTTAAAAAATCCCCTAACCATAATCCCAAAGTAGATGCTATTAAAATTCTTGGTGTATTCCCCAATATAGTTTTAAAGGCTTCTTGATTTTCATAAAATACTGGTGCAGGAATTTTTATAGCAATAGTAAATGCTATTACTGCAAATAAATTCATAATTAATCCTAGGTAGTTTGTCGCCCTCGACCACTTATATCCATATACTTCACTAAAAATATCTGAAAGTATATAAGTTATTGGAAATATAATAACAGCTGCAGGCATAACCAAGTCAAAGGGTAATTGAATTTGCTTGCTTGCTATAATGTTACTCACTATCAAACAACTGACAAAAATAAGCGTCAGCAGTAATTGTAGTGAACTGTATTTTTTATTTATTAATTCTTTCATTTTCTCTCCTATCGTATGATTCGTTCTTTTGCAAAAAAGAAACTAGGACAAAAATTGTTCCTAGTATTCCTAAAATCTCATATTTCATTATAAATATTTCTCCGCATACTTACTAAATTTGACCCACTCAATAAAGTTATTCATAGCAGTCTTATAATTTTTAACTCTTTGACCTTCTTTTTTGTCTATTTTTATCATCGTCCTTCCATTAAATTTATAAACTGCTCCAAATCTATTCCCAGATAACCAAGAAGTGCTATCTACTGAGTCAAATCTATATTTTTCTAAGCCTTTTAAATTTGTAAATCCTAATCCATGGACTTTGCAATTCTCAATGTGTGCTTCTTTTATTAGCTGGGTAAATACTGGATATTGCTTCGGTCTTATTTCTTTTGTAACTATCCCACCTATGGCTACATAGTCATATTTTTTAATCATTTTTAACCAGTAATCATGACCTCTTGAAACATGCCAAACAGGAATGCTTTTCTTGCCAGTAAGTTTTTCTAATTTTGCCCTCAGCCTTTCAACTTCTTTAATGCCAACTAAAACATCAATATCAAGTTCAAAAAATAAATCTATGTCTAATTTGTTGATAAGGGCTGCATATTCTTCAATGTATTCGTCCCAGTCTACTTTGTAATTTTTAGCTTGATTCATAAAGGTAAAAGCTCCTGAGTCTAATAAAAAATTGTTAAATTCTTTAATTAAGGGAAACATCCACTCCTTACTTCTTAAATAAAAATAACTCTCAAGTATGTTCAGGCTTTTTGTTTCTATTGCATATCTGTCTTTATCATATAGATTGCCTGCCAAGAAAATATTCATGTCCCCTCGATGTTCGCCAACTTCATAATACCCCCCCCCCGCCTAAGAATGCGTTAATTAAAGGACTAAGGGCTTTCTTTTTACTGCTCAGTTCTGCTAAATAAATTTGCATTACCTTTTTCCATTCATTTATTAAATTCCCTGTGACCCCCCTGCAAGGTAAATAATCATTTTTCAAATGTCTTTCCACAATGAGGGCAGGTTATAAGTTTAGGTTCTTTGTGATGTTCTTCTGTTTCTTCAAAGAAATGGTCTACATCAACGCTTGATGTTAAGCTATCAATTTCAAAATCTTCAAAGCCTGTGAATAAATTTAATCCTGCAAGGTCTTCAAATTCCTGTTCTAAAAGTTCAAAATCCCACTCAGCAAATTCTGACACCTTATTATCTGCCAACCTAAAAGCCTTGACCTGTTCTGGAGTTAAATCATCTGCAATAATACAGGGTACTTCTTCAAGTCCTAGTTGTTTTGCAGCCTTTAATCTTGTATGCCCTGCAACAATAATTCCCTCGCTATCAATAACAATGGGGACTTTAAATCCAAATTCTTTTATACTTTTTGCCACCGCTTCAACCGCATTATCATTTTTCCTTGGATTATTTTCATAAGGTATTAAATCATCTACATTTTTATATGTAATTTTTAACTTATCCATTTTGACCTCCTCGCTTATATATGACCACCTTCTATATACAAGAAAAAAAGAAGATGCATTATCTTAACATCTTCTTTTTGTTTCGTAACTCTAATTTATATAATTTATAAAAGGAGGCAATAGTTAAACTTTTAATCTACTATTACACCTTATATATTAGCATTTAAAAATCGCACAAACCGCACAAAATTTACTTTAATAAATCAGATATTCCTAAATAATTTTTACTTTTAGATTTTTTTAATGATTCACACAACTTATTAACATCACAAAAATAATTTTTTACATAATCATATCCTTTTGAATAACTCTTATTTTGAGATTTATAAAATTCACTAGCTTTCATTTTTGATTTTTTCTTTTGAAACTCTAAATTCAAATTGTCATAATTTATAAATACAAACTCAATCTCGTGAGCTGTATAGAAATTATAAATTTCATATCTATCGTAAGCTTTTTTCAAACGTAACTTCTCTTTCTTTGAATCTAAAACTCTAAATATTATTAATTCCTTTTTATAATCAAATTGCAAGAAATTCTCTATAAGTTTATTTGTCGTCATTCTTTTATAAACTTTTTCGTCCAGTAAGTTGCTTCTATCAAAAATAAGCATTTTGTTATCCAATAAAATATCCATAATTGCACATTCGGCTTTACCTTCACAAATACATAATATATAAAAGTTATTAAAATCTAAGTCTTTTAAATCAATATTATCTGGCATTTGATACCTCAAATTTTATATAATCTTTAAAACGCTTTATATTTTCATAACTTGGAGCAGTTCCTTTTATATAGTTAGAAAGTAAAACATCGCTTTTTTTAAGATCATCTCTCTCTACAAGTTCACTTAACAACTCAATCGTTGCTCTTTTTTCTTCATTTCGTCTCAAAATATATATGTTATCTGATCTATTCATAAAATCTATTAATTCTGGATAATGAGTAGTAAAAATTATTGTCGCTCCATTCTTATTAATTGTTTTATCTTTAAATAAGTCCATAAAGACTTTAACAAGTTGTTTATTTAAATGATTTTCAATTTCATCTACTAATAAATATCCTCCATATTTTAAAACTTCTAAACTCATATCAGCTAAACTATTTCCTTTAATAGTGCCTGAAGATATTAATTCTCCCCAAACTAATTGATTTCCTGTTGAATAATATCCATTAGAATTTTTAAATTTTAAAACAACGTTGCTATCAATATCATCGTTTTCATGTTTTAAATAATCAATATTTTCATCAAACAAATTTAAAACTTCTGAAGGGACACTGTTTTTTACTTTGAGAAAATTTAAATTTACATCATCAATCATATCTCGAACCAATACTCCATTTTCCTTAGTGATCATAGTTATAATACTATCATCTTCTTTTAAAATTTGTTTTAATTGATTATCTAAATTCTTTCTAGTCAAATCTGAATTGTTATCATTTAACTCCTCTGATATAAAATTTTTCAAATTTATTTTGGATTTAATTCTTGATTTTGGAACGCTTTTTAAATATTCATTACTAAATTTAATTCTTAATTGACTTTTATTATCTAAATCCCTTTCCACATAAGAAGAAATCTTATGAAATTTATTGTTTTGATAGAAAGTAACTTCATAATTAAATTTCTCCATTGAAAAAAACAATAAATTTTTCATTTCATTCAAACTTTTATTATTTATAACAATTTCTAAAATAAACTGAACAATTTTTAACAAAGTTGTTTTACCTACAGCATTTAAGCCTACTATAGAAATAATATTATTAGAATTTATACTTTCTACAATATTATTTGTTCCTTCTTTATTCACCACTTTATCATTAGTAAAAAAATCTAAGTTGATACTTTTTTCAAAAATATTAACTCTATTAAATTTAATATTTAAAATAGTTAAAATGTTTAAACTATCCATAGCTCCCTCCTTCATATAAATATATTATAACAAATGAAAGATAAGAAATAAACACTTTTCCCGTTTATTTCTTATCTTTCATTTAAATATCTATTATGAATCATTCTTGCATAAGACTCGTTTGAGCTTCCTAATTGTTTAGAAATATATACCCAGCTTTTACCTTCAATGTATCTTAATTCAAACACTAATCTTGTTCTTGAATCTTCAATACTTGATATAAAATCTTGTATCTGCATTTCTAACTCAATACATTTTTTATATCTCTTATTAAGGGTTCTCTTTAATCGGCGGTAGTATGGAGAATTTTCGTATCCCTCAATTTGGATATGTATTTCCTGGTAGGGAAATTCAGTGTTTGACCCTTTAACTCTATCTCTAACAATGGATCCTTCAAGCTTTTTAATTTTCTTTTCCAAGTTTTTAATTTCTTTTTGCAAATATATATATTGCATAAGCTGAGTTTTCTCCAATACTTCCACCTCTTAATTAAAAGTAATATTTACCTTTTTACAATCTCAATGCCTGTTTCTTCCTTTATGGTCTTTATAATATCTTTAAGGTCTAAATATTTTTTATCTATGGAGTCATATAGGTCTATAAAGGCTTCATAGAATTTTACAAGCCTTTTGCCTCCAAATCCGAATTCATCCCTTAATATCATCATAGGCACCGCCATAGATAACTCCGTTGCCTCTTTTATAGCGTCATATCTCCCTTTTTTATAGCCTTGTTCAATATAGTTTTCTATCTCCTTATAGGTTACTTGATATAGTGGCGTTTTTTGCTTTTTCATAAGTCCTCTTCTTTTACGAAAACTCCGTTTATAGTTTTACCTTTTCTATCTTTGATTTTGTCGTATGCTCTATCTAAGCACTCAACTGGGTCTAAATTTAATTGGTCACATAGAATAATTAATGTAACGAATATATCGCCCATTTCAAGCTGCATGTTTCCTCTATACTCTACAACTTCTGGATCGTCGTCACCTTCTCCAAAGTTACATTTGTTATATTCATGTACCATCAAAATCCACTCGTCTCTAAACTCAAAGGCTTCTTCGATAAATTTCATGAACTGTCTTTCTGCGTTTCCTTCGTGGAGTAAGTCTTTATCTTTTGCCCATTCAAGGACTTTATTTCTCAGTATCTCGAAGACCTGGTCCTCATTAAACCTATCAACATCTAAATTATCAAGGATTAAATCAACATTATCTTCATAATCTTCTAAAGTCCTTATGTCTAAAGAAAATACTTCAGCCTCATCATTATCACTTTTGTAAGTTAGGCACTTAACTTCCGCTTCAGGGTCACAATAAATCAATTTCATTATTAAATCTTTAACTTTCATTCTCCCACCTCATCATATTTAGCTTCCTGTAAAATAAAATCAATTACACGATAATATCTGTCTTTTAAAAACTTATTATCTTTATGAGTTTTTTCTATACTTTTTTTTAGTTCTTCTAAAGTTCCTTGGAAACACCCTGTAGTCCAAATTCCCAAATCCGTCCAATAAGAGATAAGGTTATTCTTTCTTGATGTATTGACTTGGACTGATATAATTTTCTGACCCTTTAACTCTTGTGTATTTATCCAATTAAATTTGCTCCAATTAAATTTGCACGTCTTAAATCTGCATTACTTAAATTTGCTCTTTCTCCATTTTGATCTCCATTTAACCACTTTTTATGTTTTTCTAAAATTTCATTTAATTCTTTATATTTCATTCTTCCACCTCAATTTATTTTGTTTGTTGATAAGGATTTAGTATAACTTCTCCCCTGTACTCATAAGTTGTTAAATACTTAGTTTCATTTTTCATTTTTTCTTCTATAAATTTTTCTGCTTCTTCTTTGCTATCAAAATAAAATTTATTTTCTGGGTATGTGTCAAAATACTTAATCACTAAATGCTTTTTCATTCTTCCACCTCTTTGTTTAATAAATCTTGAATACAATAATCGTTTATTATAGGTTCTATTAAATCAAAGTCAGTTAGTGCCGCTGTATCTCCACTGTGATACCATATCCATGCGGATTTACTATCTTTTATTCTTTTGATTTTTCCTATCTCATATCCATTTGAACCTTTATATATAACTAATTGATTTACTTCAAACTTCATTTCTCCACCTCTTAAAATGGCACATCTTTATTATCTACAGGAAAATAACCTTCTTCTTTATCTGCATTATCTGATTTTTTAGTCTCTATAAAGGTGAAATTATCTATTATTACATCTGTGGTATATATTCTTTGACCTTCTTTTTCATAGCTTCCTGTCTGTATATGTCCTGTCACCGCTAACTGATTTCCCTTTGATATATAATTTGCTAAGGTTTCAGCATTTACCCCAAAGGCTATGCAACCTATAAAGTCGGCTGTGGGTTGATTATTCTTTTCCGCCTCTTGTTTCTTTTCTCTTGATAGTTTTCTATTTACTGCTAAAGTAAATCTCGTTACTGCTTTTCCACTTTGACTGTATCTAAGCTCAGGTTCTTTTGTTAATCTTCCAACTAAATTTACATTATTCATTTTTTACTCCTTAAATCTCAATAAATTTATAATCTTCGCCATATAGTTTTAAAAATATTTTTTTCTTTAGTTTATAAACGTCGGTTTTTATGCCTTTTACATCTTCAACAATCCAGGCTTTTTTATCTACATCAAAGTATTTAAAGTCGGCTATATATTCAATCTTCCTATGAGTTTCGCCCTTAAGTCTGAATTTATCTTGTAGTATAAATCTAGGTTGTAATTCTAAGGCTTTTATAGCCCCCGCCCTTTCAAGTAATTTTAATTCTTGATATCTTTTAGCTTCTTTCTTGCTATCAAATTTTATGCCGTCTATTGTTGTTTTAATTGCTCTATATTTGCTCTTTATCACTTAAATAATCCTTCCCGAATATTTTTATAAACTCTTTTCTTGTATGATTTTTCTCAAACATCTTTTGTCCCTTTTGCCTACTCCAATTCATTAAATCTTTATCCTTATGAATTTTATTATGGCAAGGTCTGCATATATTTATTACTAGCTTATATTTATCTGATAGGCCTCTTAGTCCTCTTCCAAATATTAAGTGATGTTCTTCTAAATAATCATATCTTCCGCACATTTTACATTCTTTTTTCTCTTTCAAAATAAAGCCTCATACTCCGTCTCATAATCAATCGTTGTTAATCCTGCTTCACTTGCGGATTTTATAAAGTATTCTATTAGGTCTCCCATTTGTTTAGTATCAAATTTGCTTGAACCTACAAAGCACCTAACTATTATTTGATTATCCTTTTCCTCTAAAATTTTAAGGGATCTAAAGGCTTCTTTAAATATATCCAAGCTTGTAGACGGTATAATAATATCCTCATACTCCGCTCCCACTTCTTCTATACCTTGAATATATAGCTGCCATCTTCCTTCCTCAGTTGCGACTCCATTAACCTTCTTGTCTATATCGTTTATAATCGCCCATAGTAAATTGTTTTGCTCCAAGGTACGAGATTTTCTTGCATTGGATATTTTAATGTTAAGTAAGTCCTCTTCCTCTATATCGTTAATCTGATTTACATCTAAATATCTTTCAAGTTCCAGGGTAATTCTAGGCTTACCCGTCTTGTTGTAGCTTATATCTTTTAATTTTCCTTTAAGCTTCATTTTTTATCTCCATTAGAATTTCTTAAGCCTGTAATTTTCAAGCTTTGTAATATTTAGTAAATAGGTGTTTTTCGTCATCTGCCCTAATCTACTGGCTATTGCCTCATCTAAGCTTAATAGGCCCTCAAAATTATACTCACTTGTTATTATTGTGAATTTATTGTCCTCGTATCTTTTGTTGATAAGTTCATACATCTGCTTGATATTTGCCTGACTTACATTACCCTTAAATAAATCATCTAGGAGCAATACACACGCACTTATATATCTGCCTATTATGTTGTAGTAGGCTTCTTGGTCATTGCCTACACTTGATAGCTTTCTAACTAGCTCTGTATAGTTTATGGCGTTGACCATATAATTATTTCTTGCAAACTCTTTTAAAGTTGCTACTGCAAGATGTGTTTTACCGCTTCCCACATTGCCAAGTAGTAATAAGGCTCTAGCCTCATCTTGATTAGCAAAGCTTTTACAAGCTTCTTTTAGTGCTTCAGTTCCCTTGTTGTAGGCTATAAAGTTATTAAAGTCCTTATCTTCAAAGGCTTTTTTATAGTTTGCCCTTTTCATGTTTATTTCATTCTGCTTTTTTATCTGACAAGTACAGGGCTTATACACCTCATATCCTGTATCTGTTAAAACTTCTATATAGCCCATATCTTTACACTTATCGCACTTATATTTGTCTTCCGAAGCTTCTGCCAATCTCCCTGAATTTAGTTCTTCTTTTATCTTCATCAGTGTTTGAGTGATATTCATTTTTTGTTACCTCTCTGTTTGAATAGGTTTTTTCAAGGACTTTTATAAAGTTATTAGGTCTTAGAAACCAGTCAAAGGTTATTTGCCAATTTTTAGAATTATTGCCTATTAGAAAACTTGAATTATTTATTTCTTTAATGGCTTTTATAAAGTCATCTTGAGAATATTCTTTTATTCTTGCATTTATATTCTTTTTTCTTCTAGGGGTTATTTTTTGTATGTTGTCTATAGGCAAAGTATTCCAAGTCTCTAAAATTAATTTATAAAAGTCCTCCTCCTCTCCCCCTTTTTTTAAAGGGGGGTTAGGGGGGTTATTATTATTAATACTTGTATTATTAATACTTGTATTATTATCTTTAACATTTTTGTTAATAGGGGGTTTAACATTTTTGTTAATAGGTCTCTTAACATTTTTGTTAATAGGGGTATTATCATTATTGTTAATAGGTAGATTATTATTTGCATCAATATCATCTTGATTTTTAATTTCTATTTCTTCATCTTCTATTGCGTCTTCATTTATGACTGGATATAATCTTCTGCCTGTAATTTCATTGGATCCTTCTTTTTTTTCTATAACTCTTTTAATATATCCCTTGTCTACAAGTTGAGAAATCCACCTACTTATAGTTACATTTGATACTTTGTATAGTTTTGAGAAGTAGTTGTTATTCGCATAACAATATCCATCTTTATTTGCAAGTGCTGTAATCTCTGAATATAAGATTTTTGCATTAGCTGTTAAATCTTCATCATATCTTACTTCCGCTGTCATTATTGAAAAGTAATTTACTCTACCCATTTTTTCTCCCCCTTACCATCTACTAACTTTATCTTTTAACATTTTCATCTGATTTAAATTTAAATCTAATATCTTGTCAGTTCCGTAGTTCGCTCTAAGTTCTTCTGTAACCTTATTTAAATCAATATTTTTAACCTTGCACATTGCCACTATATCGCTTTTTATTTTCTCTTTTTCAAGGCTTTCATTATTGTTTACAGAGGCTCCACTGCCATTATTCTGAATTTTTTCTCTTATTTGATACTGATACCTTATATTGTCCTTATCGTCTCTTATTTCAAGCCTTATAATCTCTCTGTTGTCGTTGTATTCAATATCTGTTACTTTAAGCTTTGTATTTACGTACTTTTTATTGTCTCTTGTTCTTATTTCTCCACTTAGAGGATTTATCCAGATAAAAGGGGCGGTATATAATTCTCTGCCTATTCCTATGTTCGTACAGGCTCTTTTAAAACTGTCTGAGGATTCTCCCTTTTCTCCTTGAGCATTACTTGGCACTCCTACATCTTGCTTGTCTATCCATTGATTTTTATTTTCGTCATATATTGATACTGTACAGAATAAGTTATTGTTTACTACTTCGTGATGTCTTTGCCAATTCATTGTTCCAAAGGTTTCATCTAAAATTTTCATATCGCATCTTGCGTCTTTATATAAAAGTACAGTGTATCCATTATCTTTTATGCTTTGCACTCTTACATCTATTTCATCAGCCCTTAAAGGTCTTATCTCTTTCATATTCAACCTCCATTTAAATGGTGTCTATTGACATATAGTCATCAAAGTGGTCCGTTAATATACACATGACTTCTTCCTCTGCAAGCTCTAAGGCTTCTTCAAAACTTTCAGCCCTTATCTTAAGTCTGATAAGTCTGTCGAGATTTACTTCAAGCTCATAATCTTTGCATCTCATTTCTTTATCCGCATCTGCCCACAGTGTTTCTTTTGTACTCATTTTTACACCCTCTCTAGAAATTCTTTATACTGTTTAAGGTTGTTTAATATTGTGTCCGCTATAAACTCTGCCAAGTCGCTCATTTGAGGATCTGGACTGAATACTTTTTTTAAAATTCTTTCATAGCCATCTTTAGTTATGCTTCTTGCTACAAGTCTTTTCATGTCGTCTCTAATAGCTAATCTATTAACGTATTCTTCTGCCTCATTTAAAGTTTCAAAGATTTTATTATCTTTTGTTACGTAAAAGGTTGCTTCTCTTATCTCTTTCATTTTTTTCTCCTTTGTGTTAAACTTGGAGTAAGAAATATTTTGTTGACATTTCTTTTTTAAGGCTTTTGTATTTGCACTACAGAAGCCTTTTTTATTTGCTCCAGAATATATTTATATTGTGTTACTGCTGCTATCGACTCTTCTCTTTTTCCTTTTAAAAATTCATCTTCGTCTATAATCTCCTCTCCCTTCTTGGTAATTTTGTAAATATAAAACACTTTCGGGTCGTCAGGGTGCCAGTTTATTCTGTATCTGAATTTATCCTTGCCCCTTTTCAATACCTTGGTGTAATATCCATAGTTATAATCTCCCTTTTTTATAAATCCTAATTTTTTAAGTACCTTATACGCTTCCATTGTTTTTCTTCCTTTAGAAGCTTATTTAATTGCCATTTTCATTAGGACTATTGCCATTAGATAAACTGTTATCATCAGGAAAAATATAGCTGTATATAGTCTTTCTTTTTCCTTATCTACTCTTCCATATTTACTTAGCCTTAGTTCTTTTATTCTTCTGTTGTTTTCTTGAATTCTCTTAATGTCTGCATTAAAATTTACTATCTGCATTACTCTTTCTTCACTCATTTTTGTTCTCCTTACTTAACCTTTACTTTTAAACTGTAATTAGTCTGTAAATACTCGATAGCCTCATCTTCAATAATTCTAGGTTGACTTCCCACCATGATTTTAGGAAATCCGTCTGTCTTGACTATTGTTCTTAAACTATCTCTACCGATTTTAAAATTACATTCTTCTTTACATTTTTTAAAAAACTCAGGGAAAGTTAAAATTGCCATGTTGCACCTCCTTTTTATTTACTGAATTCATAATTAAATATCATCTAGGCATTTAGCCTCATAACAAATAATTTCATTAAAGAGTCTTTCGAGTTTTAAGTACTTAGAAAATAACTCTTCATTTTTTTCATAAATATTAGAATTGATTTCCTCTCTAAGTTCTTTTTTATGTTCTTGAAGGATTCTTATTCTTTCCATGTTCATTTCTTTTAAAAGTAATGATTTACTTTCCATCTCCCACCTCCTAATTTAATTTTTAAAGTTTGCTATAATCATCTCAAGGAGGTGATTATATGGATCTAAATAAAATTTATGAAACCACTAAATCTAATTTCATGAATAATCTCAACAATCAAGAATTATCTGAATCTCAAAAAGATCTCTCTAAAACCTTGATTGAGTTATCCTCTGCTATTTCTTATCAGATGCTTGCAGAGTATCATAAACAGTTGACTGAAGAGCTTGACTGATCTTCTCAAGTGCAGAATCTTTGCTCCCCAATAAAGGAAAACTGCGTATAGAGTTTTTAAGCTTAAGAGTACAGTTGCAGCTGTGCTCTTTTTCTATTTCAGCTACTGCCTTTACTATTTCTTTTAGTTCTTTTTTATTCTCGTATTCATGATTAATAATTAACTTCATAACTCCTCCGCATATATTTTTAAATTTATTTACTACTCATAAACACTATAACTACTTATCTATCTTCCACCAGCCTTTGATATAATACTTTCAAAGGAGGTGACTATAATGTCCTACTCTCATAAAATACAAAATCAAATACTCCAAAAATGCTATGAAAATTACCTTAAAAGTGGTATTCCGTCAGGAGAATTTATCTTTGGATTTGATAACAATATTAGGCAAGATTGGTTTGATACATTAGACGAAATGTATTCAAACTCTTACATCAAACCTGGTTACAAAGCTCTTGGCATGAGCAGGCTAACACTAACTGAACTTGGACTTAATCTTGCCAAAGAATCTTTTGAATAATACTTTTATGTCAAAAATAATGGATTTTACAATGTTCTTAACGGTGAAGTCCATTATTTGTTCTTGACTAAATTTCACAGGAACACTCTCATCATTAATTCTTTTAAATATATCTACAATTTCAATTGAAAACCCTTTTTTCTTTAAATAAATATGGTAAACCTCATTATTCATATAGAGCTTAATTCCCTTTGTGCTGTAATCAGTATTGAATAATCTCATCCTCTCACCCCTCTTTTTAAATTTAACTTTTAGTACATTTTGTACATTTAGAATGTAAAAAAATATCATCTATTGTAGACCCCAAAATTTTTGCTATCTTTTGAGCAACTTTTAAAGATGGATTTCTTTCTCCATTTTCAATGAATCCAATATATTTAGGTGTTACACCTACTAAATTAGCCAATTCTAACTGAGTTAAATTTTTTTCAATTCTTTTATCTTTGACTCTATTCAAATTATCACCTCAAATCATCTTATGTACATATTGTACAGTACAAAATGAAGATTGTCAATAGATTTTTTAAAATTTTTACTATATAATGTACTCACAGTACAGATAATAGGAAAGTGGGGAAATTTTATGGAAGGAAAAATTCTTAAACAATTACGAGAATTACATAACATGACGCAAAAAGAACTAGCAGATAAAGTTAAAGTAACTCCTAAAGCTATATCTTTTTATGAATTAAATCAGAGAGAACCTTCAAATGAACTACTTCTATCTTTTTCTAAAATATTCAATGTGTCTACAGATTACCTCCTCGGTCGCTCCTCTAATCCTAAGCTGTCAAGAAAAAACGAGCTTGATATACAAAAAGTATTAAAAGAAATGCAAAACAATTTCGATGAAGGCTCCTTACAGATGCAACTTGATGGAGAAAAGCTTGATGATGAAGTGATTAAATATATATTAGATAATATGGAGGATGCCCTTACCATTGCAAAGATAAAGGCAAAGGAAAAATTTACACCCAAAAAATATAAAAAATAGGATGGAAATAAAAATAAATACATAAAACGTAAACTAAATGTTTACAAAATAGAATCTCATGGTATAATTTAGATACAAATTAATTTGTTATATTATTCCTTGGGAAGTAAGTCGCCTACCATAAAGGCTGTGCTTGAACTAAGGAATTTTTTATTTATAGGAGCAAATATGAAAACAGCTATTTTAATTGATGGCGGATATTATAGGAAAGTTGCACTGCCAAAATTTGGATTTAAAAGTTCCAAAGAAAGTGCCGATGAATTATATAAATATTGTACTCGTCATTTAACAGAGGGTAACAAAAAAAATAAGTTCAGAAATGATCTTTATAGAATATTTTATTATGACTGCCCTCCTATTGAAAAAAACGTATATCATCCATTATTAAAAAAGGATATAGCTTTAGGAAAAACTGAACACTTCAATTGGATGAACGAATTTATAAAGGAGCTGCAAAAGAAAAGAAAATTAGCTTTAAGATTGGGAACAATCTCTGACATAAGTTTAGGATACTCCCTTAAACCAAAGGTGTTAAAAAAATTATTATCCGGAGATTTAACTGTTTCAAATTTAGGCGAAAATGATTTCCAATTTTCAGCACTACAAAAAGGCGTTGATATGAAAATTGGAGTTGATATAGCTTCTATATCTTATAAAAAACAAGTTGATCAAATAGTTCTAATTGCTGGGGATTCTGATTTTGTACCAGCAGCTAAATTGGCCAGACGTGAAGGTGTGGACTTTATACTTGATTCATTAGGCAGACCAGTTAAGAATAATCTTTTTGAACATATTGATGGATTGAGATTTTGTGATAATCGCTTAAAAAATGATTATTAACAAACGATAAAATTAAAAAACTATTTATTTTTGATAAATAATAATTTCTCTTGTATAATCTAGGTATACAAGTCCTATAGGGACATAGTTGTGGAGACACAGCCTATTAGGTTTTGCGTTTTAGACGCATAGAGATACTTGAGAAATCAGGTATCTCTTTTTTTAATTAATTTTTAATTTATATTCTATAGAATATTATTGGTGGAAGTATGGAAAAAGAAAAGATAAAAAAACTGGCTATAAAAATATATAAAAAATATGGCACTACAGATCCTTTTATAATAGCAAGGGCTAAAGATTATGTAGTAAAGAAACTTGATATGCCCTCTAGAATGAAAGGCTATACCTTTTCATTAAATAGAATTAAATTTATTTATATAAATAGCAACCTAACAGAACAAGAGCAAAAAATAACTTGTCTGCATGAATTAGGTCATATATTTTGTAAGCATGATACAAATAGAATATTCACAAGTCTAAATACCTACTTTATAGCTAATAAGTTGGAAAATGAAGCGGACTTATTTATGGTAGCTATGCTTTTAAATGGTCTGGATAAAGATTGTTTAAAAAGCTTTAGTATACAACAAATATCAAATTTATTAGGAGTTGATAAGCATAAGATAGAATTATTTTTTTAAGTTTGAAAGAACATAGGTTTGTTTATTTAAGGAGGATTGAGAATGGCAAAAAAGATAACTGGTGCCGACGGTAAAGTATATGTAGAAAAGAAGCCGTTTTATAAAAAATGGTGGTTCATTGTTATAGTTATAATTTTAGCTATTGGTATTTTAGGAAGCCTTGGCGGCGGCAACAATCAAGATATAACAGCTAATCAAGATACAAGCAATAATACAGAAGCGGCAGCTGATACAAAAAATCAAGAAGAAGCAGAAGCTGAAGGGGCTAAAGAAGAAGCTGAAGAGGCTAAAGAAGAAGAAAAAGTGCCTACTGAATACAAGTCGGCTTTGAAAAAAGCTGAGGCATACGCAGAACAAATGCACATGTCAAAGGCTGCTATATATGAGCAATTGACCTCAGAATATGGGGAGCAATTTACACCTGAAGCTGGACAATATGCTGTGGATAACTTAGTAACTGATTATAAAAAGCATGCTCTAGAAAAAGCTAAAACATATCAAAAAGAGATGGATATGTCGCCCGCTGCTATCAAAGAACAACTAGTGTCAGAATTTGGGGAAAAGTTCACGGAAGAAGAAGCAGAATACGCTATTGAAAATTTAGATAAATAAATATTATTTTAAGCATAAAAAAAGAAGCCTCTACTCCTGGCCGAGTAAAGACTTCTTAGGTTATATGTTATAACTCTAACACAACTATATTATAGCATATAACCTTACTTTAGAAAATAAAAGGAGGTTATTTTTTATGCAAGAAATAAAACTCAGTCCCGTTTATAAGACAAAGGTAAACGGCAAAGATTATTATCGTTGTGATGCAACAATTGAGACTAGTCTGAAAGAAATACGTAAAAGCTTCGGCAGTTATAAGCGTTATATGGTACTGGAAAAAAGGGAGGCGTGGGTAGAAAAATATAAAGACTTAGATTTTATAAATTCAAACGACTTTGGATCCATGTTTTATAATTGGATTATGAATGTAAAAAAAGATACCGTATTATCCAATACCTTGGAGAAATATCTAACAACCTATGAAAAAAGGTTGAAAGGATATCCAATAGCTAAAAAAGAGATAATAGATATATCAAATTTAGATGCACAAGAATTTATAAAATCTTTAAGTACTGAAAATTCTTTAAGCTCCATTAAAGAGTCCTTAGTTCTTTTCAAATCATTTTTTAAATATGCAATAGATAATAAAATGACAAAATTTAATCCATTTGCAACAATAAAAATAAAGGTTGATAAAAAACCAAGGAAAGCTTATACCATAGAGGAACAAAGGGAAATATTAAACAGTCTGGACTATGAAGACCCTGTAGACTTGGCAATATATACTTCTTTGATTTCAGGACTCCGCTTAGGAGAATGCCTTGCTCTTAAGGTTGAGGATTTTACAGGAGACAGTTTAAATGCAGACAAACAATATAATCTAAAATGTAATCTTGAAAGTAAAACAAATAAGACAAATAAAAGAATAAAAGAAATCAGGAAGCAAAAAACTAAATCATCTAAAAGAGTTATTCCTATACCTAAACAGGCCTGTCAAATTATAAAAGACAGAATAATAGCTATAAAAGAATTAAATTTAAAAACTGGCTTTAAATATGATCCTGATAATATTTTATTCTGTGATAAAGGGACTTATATTGAAAGAAAAAGACCTACAAGAAGGCTAAAAAAAATATGCGAAGAAAACAATATAGAATATAAAACCTTCCATGCTCTAAGGCATACCTATATCACAAGACTTGCTGAGTCAAATATATCTCCTAAAATAGCACAAACATTAGCAGGTCATAAAGACTTCGCAACAACTATGAATGTTTATACGCATATTGAGGATAATATAAAAAGAGAAGCAGTTAAAAAGTTGGATGAATTGAACGTCTTCACCATATAAAATATGGTGCAAATATGGTGTAAAAATTTATGATTTCTATAGTTTTTTATGAAATTTTGTGGATTTTTTATAAATTCTAAATAAAAAAAGAAACCTGCAATCCCGCATTCTTACCAGTTTTCAGTAACTTGCGGTCTTTTGCAGATTTCCATAAAATTGATGGTGTACCGTAGAGGATTCGAACCCCCGGCCTTCTGGTCCGTAGCCAGACGCTCTATCCAGCTGAGCTAACGGTACAAAAATACAGTATTTAGTAGGTTTTTTCCTGTTTTTCTCATTTTTAATATTTTTTCCTAGTAGTCAGTTGCCTTTCTTAATGATTGCTTATTTATCATATAAAAAATAATGGTGCACCTAGGAGGATTCGAACCCCCGGCACACGGATTAGAAGTCCGTTGCTCTATCCAACTGAGCTATAGGTGCATAAATCATGATTTGAGGAGTTTTCAATTCCCCTTTTATAAAATTTTCTATATTTCCCTAGTAGTACGTACTAACGCTAGATTTATACTACTCCCTTCCATTGACTACTTCTAGTATTATACGCATAAATTTTACAACTGTCAATACCCTATCATCTTTTTTAAATATACCACAAGTTTATCAAAGATCCTTTTTTACAGCCTTTAGTTACCAGTTTAAGTAAAATATTTTCTTTTTATCCTTAAGTCCTAATTTAGAGCAGATATCTACTATGTTAACAAAAATATTTAACAAATTTCCAAAATTAAATAACTTAATATTACATTCAGATCAAGGATGCAATACTAACATAAATATTATTTAAATGAACTGAAAAAACATGGTATAACCCATCCATGTCAAGAAAAGGAAATTGTTATGATAATTCAATTATGGAAACATTTTTTTTGGAGATTAAAGAATGAGGTTTATTATGGCTATGAAAATAGCTATAGATCTTTTGAAAAATTTTCTAGACAATAGAGAAATATATAAATTATTACAATAACGAAAGAATTCAATTAAAAACAAAATCAATGCCACCTAAAAAGTATAGGTTAGCATCCACTACAACTAATTAGTTAAATATTGTGTCCAGTTTTATTGGTACACATCAAATTGCTCCCCATTTTTTTATATGTATTATTTAGATGTTATCTGATTCAGCAAAATCTCCATTGTTGCTCATCTCCACTATTGTTTCCCAAGCGTCTAAAACTTCTCTTATAGCCTTTTTATCTTTTGAGGAAATTGTAACATACTCACTCCTGCTCTTGCCTGAAAAACATACTACCGTTTCTTTAGAATTGCAAATATCTGACAAAAAGTCATAGTAGCAGGCAACGACTACAAAGTCATGCAAATTGGCTATTTCAACAACATTTGATTCAGAAACACCTCCATCACACACTTCTCTATCAAAAGTGGGATCAATTAGATTGTATGGATTGTAAAAATTTCCATCAATTTTTACAAGAATATCTGAAACAAACAACCAATCTTCTCCATAATAATTTGCAATCATTTTAAGTGAATAATCATTGTCGCTCTTTTGACTAATAATGTGAGATTTCAGAGTTTTGATTGTTATTTATTTCTTCATTGTCTTTTGACAACCTTTGAAGTATAAAAGTTGCCAAAATAAGTAGCAAGAATAGTATTCCGAGAATATATATAATTATTTTTAATATTTTTTTTATTAAACTTTCATTTCTTTTTGCAATCTCTTTTTGTTTCGGAATTGTATAATAATTTCGTTCATTGTTTGAAAATTTATTTCCGCAATGTCTACAAAAATTAGCATCTATCTTAGAAAAGCCTCCACATTTTTCACACCTTTTCATTGAATTGTTTTGTAAAGATGAATTGTTATACATAATTACACCTCACTACAAATTTTTTAATGGACTTGCTATATCATGATTTCTTACTAAATCTCTTTGGACTATTTTAACATATCTTCTTTTCATTCCAAGTCTGAATGACCCATTATTTTTGTAGATAAAATGTATTGCATTCAT